CGACGTACGGCGACAGCGTGTTCGAGCTGTTGTTGTGCGGGGTCAGGGCCGTCTGCAGCCACGGGCGGCCATCGACGCGCTCGATGATGCGGTACGCGGTCTGGTCGTTCTGGAAGGCGAAGTGCTCCGACGCGCTGACCGCCACCGACTGGCGGTCGCCGATCAGGTAGTAGGAGAAGTCGATCAGCGAGATGTCGCCCACGCTGCCGAGCTTCGGCACCTTCTCCGTGAAGTACACCGGGCGGCCCATGATGGTGATCGGCGGGGCGTCCGCGGCCGGGGTCGCGTTGTAACCGCCCATCCAGATGCCCGGCGTGGACAGGGTCAGCTGCGCGATCTGCGGGAACGTGTCCAGCGACGCGACCCAGACCGCCTTGTTCTGCGACTGGGGCAGCATCCGGCTGTAGATCCCCACCAGGTCCGCCCAGGCGATCTCATCGGAGGTCGTGCGGGTGGCCTGGATGTAGCCGGGGGAGCCGATGACGCCCTCCGGGGTGCCCGCGCCGGTCTCGGTCAGGAACGCGATGTCCTCGCTGAACGCCAGGCCCTGCGGGACCCGGGTGTCGAACCACGCGCCGAACGCCGGGGCGTCGGCCAGCAGCTCGTTCGGGACCTTGAAGAACCCGACCAGCTTCTTCGCGTCCAGGAGCACCTTGCCGAACGTGGCCTGGGACTCCGGCAGCGCGCTGGACTCCTCCGCCCAGTAGAACGTGACCCCGCCGAACACGGACGACACGTGGCTGGTGTCGTCCACGGTCGGGATCGGGACCCGCAGCGTGGACATCGGGATCACGGTCGCCCGCTGGCGGACCAGCGTGTCCTCGATCTCCAGCTCCAGCAGCTGGGACCGCATCTCCTCCGGGATCAGGAACCCGCCCGAACCCGGGTCCTCGCTGCCGAAACTGTTCTGGAAGCTGCGGACCCGCTCCAGCTTGGCCAGCAGCGCCCGCCGGTTCGGCGTGGCGGTCGGCCGCGCCTCCTCCTTGATCGCCTGGCAGATCTCGCCGACCGAGGAGAACCGCTCCCCGGCGGGAACCTCACGCTCCAGCGCGGCCCCCGGCGACCACTTGTTGTAGACCGCGCCGCGGCCGCGGGCGATCCTCGTCGTGCCGTCGATCGTGACCGCCGGGCGGCCGCCCTCGGCCACCATCCCGGCGACCTTCTCGCGGGTCTCGCCGCCGTTGGCCTTCAGGAAGTTGCCGACCCCCGCCTGGATCTGCTCGTCCAGCTGGGCCTTCAGCTCCGGGTCCGCGGCCATCATCGCCGCGGTGTACTTCTTCTGGAACTCCGCCCGGGTCTCCGGGTCGGCGTACACCTTCGCGTACACCTTCGGGTCGTTGAACATCTCCTCCAGCTCAGCGTTGCTGGTGGGGATGGGCATCTTGGGGGCCACTGCTACTCCTTCCCAGCACCAAGCTGGATCGCCCCGGCGAACATCGCCAGGATGTCTGTTTCGGACAGGTCTTTCATCGAGCCGTCGGCGTTCCAGTTGTCCGGGATCTGGGACGACAGGCCGAGGGCCGCGGCCCGCCCGATGATGTGCTTGCGGATCGCGTCATGATCCGCACCGCCCTGGCCGACCGCATGGATCGCCTTGTCCAGGTCCTCGGCGTCGGCGATCGGGTAGGACCCGTCCTCCATCGCCTCGCCCGACTTGGCCATCCGGTCCCGGTCAGCCTGCTTGTACTTGTCCGCGGCCCGCAGCCCCGCCGCGGCCAGCTCCTCGCGGAACACGGCCCGGATCTGCGCGGTGAGCGCGTCCTCCATCGGCTTGCCCGGCACCGGCTTCTTCTGGGTGCCGTCCGGCGCCCAGTAGTCGTGGTCGGTGTCGCCCTCCGGCGTCGCATCACAGTCACCGTCGCCGTCCGGGTCCCAGCACGGCTGCCCAGGGTGGCCGTGCTCGTCCGCGGTGCTGGCGGCCGCGCGGGGCATCATCCGCAGCGCCGCGGCGATCCGGCCCGGCACCATGGCGGCCAGCTCCCCCACGTCCACGCCGGCCGGGATATGGGCTTCCCCGTCGCCAACACGGTCCGCCAGGCCCGCCGCGACCGCCTCGTCGGCGGTGTACCAGGTGTCCTTGCTGCGCATCGTGGCCCGCCACTGCTGCGGCGTCCCGCCCGCCCGGGCGGCGTAGATATTCGCGATGTTGTCGCTGTGCTTGTCCAGCGTGGCGGCGGCCTCCTGCATGTCCGCCGAACTGCCGACGCACGCCGACATGGCGTCGTGGATCATCACCATCGAGCCGGGCTGCATGACCCGCTCGTCGCCCGCCTGCAGGATCACCGAGGCGATCGAGCACGCGAAGCCATCAACGACGGTCCGCTTGCGGCCGGAGTAGCCCCGGATGATGTTGCCGATCGTGATCCCGGCGTCCACGTCGCCGCCGTAAGAGTTAATGTGGACGTCCAGCGGCCCGGCGACCGCGGCCAGCTGGCCGGCGAAGTCGCCCGCGCTGATCCCGCCGCCGAACAGCCAGTCCCCGCCGCCTATGTCGTCGTAGACATCCACACGGGTCGCAGAACCCACGGCACGGATCCGGCACTTCATCGGGTAGACGTTCATCGGCTCGCTCCTGACAGTGCGTTCCAGGCGGCCATCTGGCGTTTCAGCACGGCCTGCGGGTCTGGTGCCGCGTCCGCCCCCGCGTCCGCTCCCGCGTCCGCGGGCTCCGGGCCCGTCTCGCCGGTTTCCGGCGCGGGCGCAGGCGCGGGTGCCAGCGGCGCCGTCCAGCGGGGCGGCAGCGCGGGCACCGTGGTCAGCTTCAGCGCCACGGCCATGTCCGGCAGGCCCACCGCCTCCAGCACGTCATGCTGATCGAAACCCGCCGTCACCAGGGACAGCGTCGCGTTCGCCTTCGCCGTCAGCTCCAGCGCGTCCTGCTCACGGTTCTTCGGCACCGGATCCGCGAAATCGAACTCAACACCCACGCCGGTGCTGCCGAACAGCGGCAGGAACTGGGCGTTTATCACGTTGTCCCGCCAGCGGCGCAGCTCCGGCGCCACCTCCCACGAGGTAAATACTTCCTCGCCCGTTTGTGCATTAGCGCGATTTACATCCTCCGTTACCCCTGTCATTACTTTATGCATTCTCAGGGATTCACGGATAATGTCACGTGACGTTGAGCGCAGATTGCTGAAATCCATGTCTTTCATGCTCTGACCTGTGGCAACGAACGTTACCCCGGCCTCAAGCAATGCAATTCTGTGCGCTCTCGCAACGCCTCTGTGTGCCTCGCGCCAGCGGTTCGTGATCGTGTCGAACTCGGTGTCCTTCAGCGAGTGATCCACCTGCAGGACGCCGCCCGGCTCCGCCGAGTTCAGGAAGAAGTTCCGGTTCCACTGCGCCCCGTAGTCCGCCGCGTCGATGTCCGTCAGCACGCTGCCGATCGGGCCCGTCCCGCCGTACACGTCCAGCGGGTCCGGGTAGCGGTTGTAGATGACCTCCCACGGCATCAGCGGGATCTTCGTGCGGCCATCCGGGCTCGTGTAGATCCAGCCCGCCAGGAACTTGCTCGCGTCCGGCACCGGCGTCATCCGGTCCGGCCGCACCGGCCACAGGCCGACCGGGAAGTTCGCCCGCGGGTCGTAGTCCACGATCCAGTGCGCCTTGCCCGTCGTCTTCATCCAGATCTGGGAAATCTCGAACAGCGACTGGCGGGTCCAGAAGTTGATCTCGTGGCCGTCGATCACCATCGACGCGGGGCTGTTCAGCACGTTCAGCGCCTGGTGCTGGGTTACCTCGACACGCTGGTCAGACCCGGCGTCGGCGGTCGTGTAGCGGCGGCGGCCATCCTGCGGGGCCTGCCGGTACAGCTTCCACGGCTGCCCCGCCACCGAGGCAGCGATCAGGGACACGTTCGCGTGGACCGTGCCATTCGCGCTGTACGCGCGCATCAGGGATTCGTCCGCGCTGGACGTCATCGACAGGCCCGGCAGCTGGAACGACCCGCTGCCCATCGGCACCGGGGGCGCCGAGTTGCGGACCGCCAGCGCCTTCCCGATCAGGCTCACCCGGCCGCCGCCTCAAGCACCTGAAGGCTCAGTCCGCCCTCAAGGATGATGACGCTGCCTTCCGGGAGATCCCACGCGCGCACACTCTCGGTCAGCCACGCGAACTCGGCATCGCTCAGCCGGTGGTCCACGGACAGGACGAGCCGGTCGCCGGGTTTCAAGCTGAGGCGCTCGATCTTGGCGACGTCGGGCAGTTCCACGGGCTCAGCCGGTCACGGCGAAGTCGAGCGCCAGCAGGGACACGCCCGTCACGACCCACCCGGCCACCGGGCCAGCGTGGAACGCCCCGAAGTCCATCGCCGCCAGCGCCGCCGCCGTCATCAGGTGCTGCCGGGCCACCACCGCCATCTGGGCCAGCCTGGACGGCTTCCCCGGGGTCCTGCGGCGGGCCGCGGCAGCCGACAGCGCCTTCCCCAGCAGGGAACGGCGCGCGCCAGGCGCGGACAGGGTGACCACGCGCGCATCGTAGCAGTGGTCTAGACCCTTGGTACACACTGTGACCAGGAGTGGTTTAGCGTTTCGCGTCAGGAGGTACACATGGCCCTGCGTGATGCCAGCGAACTGATCTACCCCGCCGTCCAGGAGACCCTGGCCGAACTCGGCCTGCTCGGCGACAGCTCCGCCGCCACCAAACTCGCCCAGCAGTACGCCAGGGTCATCGACAGCCAGGCCGGCCACTGCCGCGGCTGCGACAGCGACGACTGCCGGCGGTCCCAGGGCTCACCCTGGGCCATGCGCTGGCTCGGCCCGCTGCTGCTCGACGCGCTCGAATCGCTCGGCGCCACGCCGCGCGCCAGGGCCGCGCAGACCAAGGGCACCAAGACGCCAGAGAGCAAGCCTGGTGGGCTCGCAGCGCTCCGCGCCGCCAAGTAAGCGGGCCCTCGCCGGGTCCGTCCAGCCGCGGCTCTGGACCCCGCCGCTCCGCCCCCTCAACCGCAAGACATCCCGCGGGTACTCGGTGTGCGACTTCGCAGAGTTGGTGGGTGAACCGCTGCATCCGTGGCAGCGGTTCGCCGTCATCCACGCCCTCGAAACCGTCCCCGGCGGCGGCTACAGGTTCGGCACCATCCTCATCCTCGTCGCCCGCCAGAACGGGAAGTCCCACCTCAAGCGGATGATCACGCTCTGGCGGCTGTTCATCGACGGCGCCCGCCTCACCCTCGGCGTCGCCCAGGACGTCTCCCTCGCCCGCGAGCAGTGGCAGATGGCCCTCGACACCATCCACGCCTCACCCGACCTCACCGCCGAACTCGACCAGGTCCGCCGCGTCAACGGCGACGAATGGTTCAGGCTGCAAGGCGGCGGCCGGTACAAGATCGCCGCATCCAACCGCAAAGCAGGCCGCGGGCTCTCGATCGATGAGCTGAACATCGACGAGCTCCGCGAGCAGCGGTCCTGGGACGCCTGGTCCGCCCTGTCCAAGACGACGATGGCCCGGCCGCGGGCCCAGATCTGGGCCATGTCCAACGCAGGCGACGACGAGTCCATCGTCCTCAACCAGCTGCGCGAACGCGCCCTGGCCGACCCCGGCGGCCGGATCGGCATCTTCGAGTGGTCGGCGCCCGACGGGTGCGACCTCGACGACCCGAAGGCGTGGGCCGCGGCCAACCCCGGGCTCGGCCACACCGTCAGCGAGCAGGCCATCCGCCTCGCCCTCGCCACCGACCCGCCCAACGTGTTCCGCACCGAGGTGCTGTGCCAGAAGGTGGACCAGCTCGACGGCGCCGTCGACTACACCGCCTGGCAAGCCTGCGCCGACGAGGCCGGGCGGATGGACGCCTACCGCGACCGGCTCGCCGCCTGCTTCGACATGGCACCCGACGGCCAGCACGCCACCCTCGCCGTCGCCGCCATCACCGCCGACGGCAGGCCGCGCGCCGAGATCGTCCAGGCGTGGGACTCCAGCGACACCGCCCGGGCCGAACTGGCCGGCTGGCTCGACCGCATCGACGCCCAGGCCATCGGGTGGTTCCCCGCCGGGCCCGCCGGTGCCTTCGCGCCCATCCTGCGGGCACGGCCAGGGTCGGTCGAGCTGAGCGGCGGCAAGGTCGCCGAGCTGTGCCAGGGACTCGCCGACCTCGCCCGCGGCCGCAACCTGCTGCACGCCGACCAGGCGCTGCTCAACGCCCACATCAAGGGAGCGTCCAAGCTGCCCAGCGGCGACGGATGGCGCTTCACCAGGCGCGGCGGCACGTCACAGGGGCACGTCGATGCGGCGTACGCCGCGGCCGGGGCCATCTACATCGCGCAGACGATGCCTGAACCGCAGAGGGCCACCATCCGCATCGTCGGCTGAGCATTCGAACGGTAATTCGAGGCATTCCCCGGGGACAGGTCACCGTCTGTGAGCGCAAAGCGAACTGGATGGTCTCAGGGGAGGGGGTTTCAGGGCGGCGTGGCTCTGGTGGTGGTCCCGCTGTTGGACATTTTGGCCCGGCTGACAGGCCCCTGACCTGCGATGATGCGAGCTCACCATTTCGTTCGTGGTGCTGCTGGCGGATCGTTCACTCTGCGGCGGCTCCGGTATCCGCCGCCTTCGCCCGCGGTCTTCTTCTCGTGGCATTTGCAGGACCCGTCGCCGACGCACAGCATCTGCAGGTTGGCCAGTGAGTGGTCTGGCTGGCCGCCGCGGGCTGCGGTTCCGGCCACGTGGTCGCACTGCAGCCTGGGGTGCTGGTGGTGGCAGGCTTCGCAGTACCCGCCTGCCCGCCGCCTGGCGGAAGCCCGGTTTCGCGTGTACTCCGGGCTCGCGTAGGTGGCAGCGGACTGGCGGCGGGCGTCAGCGTCGTTGACCCACGGCATCGAGCGCCTCATCCGGGTCGAATCCAGCTGAGACAAGCGCCGCCGCCGCATCGGTCCAGTACGCGGTCAAGCCGCCGAACAGGCTCTCACCTAGGCGTGGCGGCGTGAAGCCGGCGGCGAGCTGGTCGCCGCAGTCAGCGCAGAGCTGGGCAAGCAGTTCGCCTGTGACTGATGACTCAACCGGGACGACGTCATAGTGACGGCAGGTGTTCACCGCCGCTGTACGTGCCCGCTGACGATGCCACATCACCAGTGGTGCAGCTCGTCAGCGAGCGCCCGCAGTTCACCCGCGAGCACGTCGGCCAGGACGCCGGTGAGGCCATCGGGGCTGGCGTCGTCGAGTCCCTGAATGCGGAACTGCTTCCTGACCTCGTTCGCGATCCTGTGGCGTCCGGCGTCGCCGGTGACGTCGTCGGCGCGGGCCCGCAGCGCCCGTTCCAGCGGTGTCAGGCTGGCGTCGAGGAACTTGCGCGGCTCAGGCCGCCGTTCCACCGCAGCCATCAGGCGGTGACCGGCTGCGGGTCTGCGGCGACTGCGGGCGGTGTGCCCATGGCGGGGTCTGCCTGCACGGGTGCCTGTGAGACGCTCTCCGGCTTGTACAGCTCTTCGAGCTGGTTGATGACCGTCACGGCCATGGTGAGCGCTTCTGCGGGCACGTGGACGGCGGACAGGAGCGCGTCTACGACGGGGTTGCCGGCGAGCTTCTTGGTGTCGGCGAGTGCGGCGGGGAGCTTGGTCTCGCCGAATTCGCGGACTTTGGCGGCGACTTCGGCGAAGTCGGCTTCGATGGTGCTTTCCAGGCTCATCTGGTCCTCCGTGGCGGGTGTTGCTGACGCGTCGGGATCATGGTAGTGGGCGTGGTGCAGGTGTTCCGTGAAGGCGTCCCAGACGCGCTCGTAGATGGGTTCGCTCACGTTCCGGCCTCCTGCATCACGAGGTCGCCTTCCCAGCGTCTGCCGTTGAGCCACACGATGGCATGGCGTGTGTGGTGGGTGTGGTCGGTGTGTGTTTCGCCGAGGTGTATTTCGAAGGCGGGCTGCTGCTCGGTTTCAGCCTGGCGGGTGGTTATGCGCTTTGACCAGCGACGATGTGGGGTTATCCACATATCCACAGCTCCTATGAACCTGTACGTTGCATCGAAGTCAAGCCCTAACTTGGTCTTAAGGAACGGGTACGGGTACGGGTGTTCAACCAGAAGCGAAGCAAAGCTGAAGCACTCTGCTTCGTTTTTGCTTCACATGGCCCGTAGCCTGCGGCTTTGCCCGCTGGCGATCCCTCCCCTCTGGCCTGCCTTCGCTTTCGTCTCACGGTCGGCGAGCACTTTCTCCCGTGTCGGCTGGTATTCCCAGTAGTCGTGGACCACCCATCCGTCGTGGTTATCCACAGGTGCGGGGCATTTCTCGGACGGGCACGCCTGGTGTGCGTCGTGCCAGACTCCCCGTTTCACGCACTCGGCAGCGAAGCGTGCCGGTGCCCGCAACCGCGCGCACACGAGGTCGAGGTCTTCTTCGGGCACGAAACCGTCCATGAGGTTCCGTGCGCTCCAGAAGACCGCCGCAACGTGCAGGCGGAAGGCAGCATCCGACAGGCCATCTACCTTGCGGTGAATGGTGAACTGGTCATCGAAACGAACCCAGGGCACTCAAGTTGTCCCGTCTCCTCGGTAGGCGGGTGGGGCTAGGCGACTTCGGGCGTGCGCCATCTGAAGCCACAGAACAGGCACTGCCGCATGTGGTCCTCGGTGGTGACGGCGTAGCCACGGGCACACCATCCCGAGCGCATCGGCCGCGTCTTGTCGTCCCAGTTGGAATTGCGGCAGCTCAGCCACGACCCCCGGTCTTCGAACTCCAGTCCGTCGCTCTTGAGTACGGCACCAAGCGGAAGGTCGTCCAGGCAGAACACCCGGAGCCAGCTGCCGCGGTAGCCCTCCTTGATCTGGTCGCTGCTCGCGCTCGATAAGCCGCATTGACCAGGGCGGATCGGCCACGATGCACGAGAACTTGCCGTCGGGCAGCGGTACGGGCTCGGTGACCGGATCCGGCTTCCGCTGGCGTGCCGCATGCAGGCGCAGCCCGGCGTTGGTGACGTCCCCCTGAGCCTCGTTCGCGGACTGTATGTAGTCGTCCACCACGTCGTCAGGAATGGCCGCGGATTGCTGCCAGCGGTGCGCCTGTGTTTTCTCGATTCCGAGATCCTTGTACGACGGCGGCAGCTCGGTTGCGCCTTGCAACCGAGCCCTTGTCGCATCGCCGCCGGTCTGCTTTGGCATTTCGGCCAGCAAGGTCCCCGCTTTGCGCTCGGCGCGGATCTTAATCTCGGCGCACATGTTCGTGATCTCGCGCGAATAGCCCGCAGCCTTGGCGTACTGGCGTGCGGCCTCGGCGCGATCGCGGATGTCCTTGACCTCGTCAATGGTGCGTGCGGACTCGATCTCGCCGTATGCGCGGCGCATCGCCTCGACGTGCGCCGAGATGATCTCTAGTTCGTTACTCACGCCCTGGCGGCCGGTGTCGAACCGGCTCCCGTCCCCTGCGCCAGGCACCTGCTACCTGCCGCACATCACCGCCTCGACCAGCGGATCGTCCTCACTGGCCACGTCGTGTGCGTCGCCGTGGACGTCGAACGCGCGCCACCAGCCGTCGCGCCGCTTGAACGTGACGACGTTCGCGGGGTTGAGCCGGTAGGGCTCGCCGCCGCCGAGGTGGTCGATGCACCGCAGCCAGGTCATGGGTGTGCCTGCGGATCCCGTGGCCACGGCACGCCCGCCAGCCCGCACTGCGTATGGCCGAACGTGATCAGGTCCACGTCGCACGCGCAGGCCCGTAGCGGGTGTGCGTCGGCGCGTCGTGGTGGCCGCTGGCGGGTGAGTGCGGTGCGGGTGGTGTCTGGTCTGCGGGTGAGTGTCTGGACGAGCTGGCGGCCGATCACGGCTTCTGCTCCGTCCATGGCAGGTGCAGCCCGTCAAGGGCGCGGCGGGGCACGACGTGCCAGTGCAGGTGCCGGACGGTCTGGGTGGCCGCTGAGCCGACCGACGTGATCAGGTTGCAGGACTCCAGTCCCATCTCCTTGGCGAGCGCAGCGGCGAACTGGGCCGCGTAGCCGGTGATGCGGGGCACCTCGAACGCGTCGGCGACGTGCTTGCGCGGGACGACCAGGAAGTGTCCCGGCGTGACCGGGTTCAGCGGCTGGAAGGCCACGCTGCCCAAGCTCTCGTAGTCGTACTGGCCAGCCTCGATGCGCTTGCAGAACGGGCAGTCGTCGCTCACTTCCGCGCCTCCCGCCATGCCTTCCGCTGTGCCCCTGTTGGCCGCTGTACCTTCACGTAGCCCGCGGCGGTGAGGCAGGCGGCCAGGGCGGCGAGGAACGCCAGGAAGGCGAGGAAGGCGGCCAGCTCGGCCATCACTGCTCAGGCTCCGGCTTGACGTTGACCAGCCGCGTGCCCTCCGGCGCGTCGATGGTCAGCACGACTGAGTAGCGAGGGGTGGCAGGAGCCTTGCCAGCCAGGGCGTCCGCTGTTACGCCACCTTGGGCGAACGAGAGCGGCCACGCCGGGAACGGCACATCCTCGTCCACCATGCCGACGCCGACCTGCCAGCAGCCGTCATTGTCGTACCAGCAGTGCACGCGCATCTGCTCGACCTCACCGGGCGGCGCGAGGTCGCCCTGCCAGCGATCGGTGCAGAACTCGTCCGCGCCTTCGCAGCCCGCGACCTCGACCAGATCGTCTGAAGCACCGTAGATGGTGATCAACTCGCTATCCTTTCCTTGCGATAGGTGTGCTCGTGCGGGCCCTCTGCCGGGGAAGTGGCAGAGGGCCCGCAGCCGGTCAGGAACCGGCGACGTACAGCCAGTTCTGGTTGGGCCCGGTCCAGTCGTTGCGGATCTGCAGCCCGGTGCCTGCGCCCTGGCCGTTGGGGTCGGTGAGCACGTAGGACGAGTCCCGCAGCCGCCACGACCCGCTGGCGCCTTCCGGCGTGAAGATCCACTGCTGGCCGGTGGCGTTGGTGCACGGCTCCAGCACGACAGCGGCCCTCACCGCGTCAGAGCTGGCGGTGACGCACAGGCCGCCCTTGAAGCCCTTGCCGGTGTAGGTGAAGCCGTTCGGCGCGAACCTGAACACCTTGTCCTGGTTCGCGGGGCCGACCGGGTTCGGCGGCGCGTACTGCAGGAAGTCCTCCGCCGGGTTCGTGGCCGACGCGAGCTTGACGACGACCCTGGTGCCGATGCCGGGCTTGTTCGTGACCGCCATCATCAGCGGGTTGCGGTCCACGGGGGTGATCTGCAGCGACCCGCAGAACGCGGTGGCTGAGCAGCCGGGGGTGGACGCGTGGGCGGCGGTGACAGCGGCCACGGGTGCGGCCAGGGTGGCGGCTGTGACGGCCGTCAGGATGAGCTTGCGCATGGTCCTTCTTTCTGGTTGGTGATCTCTGGAACCGGGCCCGGCCGAGGTGAAGACGGCCGGGACCCGGGGCTCTAGATGGTGCCGAAGCGGCCGAAGTCCGGCAGTGGGCTCGCGCCGTCCGCGCGGCCCCAGAGGTGGAGCGCGCGGTTGTGGATGCTGACGTGGCGGGCGATGGGCGGGAACACCTGGAAGGCGTACCTGTCCGGGCCGAACACGCCGCGCTTGAGGGCGGTCAGGTCGTCGTAGGACGGCATGTGGTTCTCGCGGGCGATCGACGCGTGGATCCACTCGGCGTCATCGAAGTCAGCCTGTGAGACGAGCACGGAGCCGTTGCAGACGCCGGACGAGGCGTACAGCCGGATCCGGGCCCCGCACGGCCCGTGCTGCTGCACGCGGCCGGGGCGGTGCCGCAGGAACGAGTTGCGGAACTCGCGCAGGTCCACGTCCAGGCCGGGCACGGCGGCGATGCTGACACCGGTCTCGTCTCGCAGGGTGGCGTGCGGCAGCTTGGTCATGGGGTGCTTCCTTCGTGCTGCTGGATGGCTGCCCGTGCGGCCAGGAACTCGGCCGTGGCCGGGACCGGCGTCACGGCCGCGGGTGGTGGCTCGATGGCCCTGCGCCAGCCGTGGCCCATCAGGGCCGTGAGGACGGCGCGGGCGGTCCAGTCGTCGTCTGCGCCGTCGTCGCGTGCCCGGGCCAGGACGCGGGTGATCAGGGTGACGGCCGGGCCGTGCGCGCCGTGGTCAGTCATCGGTCGTCCAGGGCAGGGCAGTCGTACTCGTGCGGCACCAGACCGCAGGTGCAGGTGCGCGGCGGCAGCCCGGATGACATAGCGGGAGCCATGTCAAAGGCACCCTTGGCCGCGTCAGACTCGGCGAGCACGGCGGCGGCGATGGTTTCCCACCGCTCCCGGACCGGCGGCCGCAGCGCGATCCATGCGGGCTTCCGGCCGCTGTCGCCGAACACCTGCACGTGCTTCTCGTAGGCCACCTGGCCGAGGGTGCGGTCAGGCATCGCGCTCACCGCTCGGCCCTGGCCCGGGGATCGCGGTGCCGGTCTCCAGCGCCTCCTCGTCCATCCGCGCCTTCTGCTGCCCGGCCTGCCACACGGCGCTCACGAAGAGCTGGGCGAACTCCTCGGCCTGGGCCTGGGTGAGGATCACGCCATCGGCGGACAGCCAGCCGCCGACGTACAGGCCCACGGCCCCGCAGTCCACGCCTACGCTCAGCGTGCCGTCGGGAGTCTCGATAGAGCCGACCTCGAACGCCATGTCAGCCATCGGAACCCTCCGCCGCGCTGGCCTCCGTCGCGAGCAGCTGCACCAGGAACTCCCGCGGCGCGCTCTCGTGCTGCTCGGCCACTTCCCGCCAGTTGGCCAGGGTGTCGAGCACGGCCTTCGCCTCGTTCTTGGACATGTCCTTCGTGCTGGCCAGCTCGTGGCCGACGACGTGGGCGCAGACCGCGCGGGCCTGGTCCTTCTCGTCCTTCGTGAACTTGAAGACGTTGGACAGGACCGTCCAGATGGCGGTGATCTGCGGGGTGGTGGCCGTGCCGGGGGTGTCGTAGTCGGTGTCGTCAGGCGCGGAGGATTCGCTGGACAGCTCGCCATTCGGCTGGGCCGTAGCCGAGATATCCCCGGCGCCACTCGTAGGGATCTCTTCCTCGCCTGGCAGCGGCGGTAGTGGGACCCCGCCCGCGGGCGCCGGGGGGGTTGGCGCAGCCGCGGGCGAGGCCGTCTGTGGGGTGGTGGCGCGGCCACGGCGGGCCGTGCGGGGGGCGGGCGCTGGCTTCGGCTCGGCCGCTGTCTCTTCGGCCACCTCCCCGGCGATGGCAGCCACGAGTGCGCCGCCGTCCTCCAGCACCTCTGTGGTCTCCAGGCCGAGCGAGGCGTCCGGGAAGATCAGGTCGCACAGCTCGGACGTGGCGCGGGCCTGGAGCATCCGCTGCGGGTACTGCTGCCACACGTCCTTGCCGGCCAGCTTGGCCCGCTTGGCCATGTCCAGCGTCCACTGGATCGTGACCCACCCGTCGGCGCCAGCCCGGCGCCCGCGGACGACGCACCGGGTGGACGTCGAGTCATCGATGACGATCTGGTGACCGGCGGCCAGCGCCCGGGCCCGCTTGTACTCCGCGGACAGCGACGGGACGCCCTGCACCATGTGGATGCTCTTGAGGCTGGCCATAGGCCCGATGCCAAGCTCGCGTCCGGTCAGGATGCACGCGGCGATCGCGGCGGGCTTGTTCCGCAGGGCCTTCGGGACGAAGTCGGTCTCGGCGATGTAGTCGGACAGGTTGCCGACGTCCCGGACGACGGTGATCCAGCCGTCTACGACGTCGCGTTCGGTGATGGCCGCGGTGTCGCGGACGGCTATCTCGGTGCTGGTCATGCTGCTGCCTTCTTTCGGGCAATGCGCCGGTCTCGCGCACAGGCTCGGCAATGGCGCTGCTTTGCTGAGCGCCAGGTGTTTCCGGGCGTGAACTCGTGACCGTTCACGCAATGCGTGATCTCTTTCTCGGCCCAGCCCTTGGCGTGTGCGCCACGGTCAACATTGACTTGCCGCGTGACGGGTTCTAGGTGGCCTGGGTTGCAGCACCAGCGGTTGCGGCACAGATGGTCGAGATCCATGCCCGGCGGGATTGGGCCGACAAGCAGCTCGTAGACCACGCGGTGCACGAGCCCGTTGCCCTCGCCGCGGCGGCCGAGGCCCACGACGCCGTACCCGGCCTCGCTGATCGCTCCGTGCCAGGTCCAGCAGAACAGCGTTGGCTCGACCTTCTCGAACACGCGCTCGGCGAGCGGCCGGATGCGCCTCACGGGACTGCCACCGGAGGTGCAATCTCCTCGCCGACGATTTCCTTGCTGGCCTGGTTGTGCCAGCGCCACAGCTCGCGGCAATAGAGAAAGAATCTGTGTTCTTCGCGGTCGGCCTTAAGGGGCACGAGGCTGTACCCATCGCTTCGCACATGAATGACAGCGCAGCCGTCAACCTCTGGCATTGGCTGCAGTTCACCGTCGGCACTAAGGCGATGAGTGCTGAATCTATATGCAGCCAATTGCAGGGCGTTGTCCGGGAACACTCCCGAGCGGGCAGTTTTCACGTCGCACAAGAGCCGCTGGCCCAGCGTCGGGAAATCGGCGATCAGGTCGAACGTCCCGGCGTACGGCCAGCTGGTCAGGCTGACCACGGGCGTCTCGGTCAGGACCACCTGCGGGCCGAACTCGTCCAGGAAGCGGACGTACGCCTCGACGTGGCCGGCCAGCTCGTCCGGGACGGTGACTTCCTCGCCCTTGGCCAGCTTCTCGGCCAGGCCGTGGACCTCGGTGCCCCGCTTACCCGCGGCGTCCCGGTCGGCGTAATGCGCCTTCTCCAGCACCTTGAGGCGCTCGGACGGCTTCTGGCCGGCCAGCTCGTCCCAGTTGTCCAGGGCGTACCCGGCGACCGTCTTCGCCGCCCAGTTGATCAGTGCGGGCTTGGCCAGGCCGTCGCCGAGGATGGTGGTCACGCCCGGGAGCTTTTCCCCATCGAGATAGTAGGCATGGCCCCGGCCGAAGTTCCGGCGGCTGAATCGTGCGCTCACAGCGACCTCTTCCCGTCGAGGATGTCCCGGTCGTCCCGCGTCCACCCGCGCCCGGCCACGTGCACGCACCGGATGTGGCCGCAGCGGACGCTGCAGGAGCAGAGGCCGCGTGGCCGGGGCGTGCACCAGGTGCACTGGACGGCGGTGGCGAGCGCGTCGATGGCGTTGCCGGTGATGGTGTACGGGACGGGCTTGCCGGCCTGCCAGCAGTGGAAGCGGTGGTTGCCCCAGACGACGATGAACGCGAAGCCGAACCAGGCGACGATGGAGAACAGCACCCAGGTGACTGGCCAGGTGGCGATGAGCATGCCGAGGCGGGT